GATTCCCACAGTTTTCTTATCCGGGGGTGTAAACACCATGTCATGGCGTGCGAAATATTCAGCAACATATAGAAAATTGAAGTCGTCGTGATCGGGATGGACGGAACCCTTGACGTCATCACCATACGTTAACATGGCGCACACTTCTCTGAAAGACAACATGGTATTGATTCCTTTTAAATCGAAATATGCACATCTGAATAAAAGGGAGTTCACAATAGAGTTTATGTACACCGTCAAATTGTGTCCCGAAGGGTTGGAACCGATATGCTGTAGTAAATCACCGTTGTAGGCGATAGTGGAATAGCAAATGTCAGTGGCAACCCCCTCCATAATGATAATATCTGCTTTTGAGTAATTGCACAGCTTAGCAATCTCGATCATAATGCGAAATGCTGTGAACATCAGTTGGGCGGGCATCCGCAGATCATATTTATTATAATCACCGGCCAGAATGCGTCCGGATCCATGTTTCATCATGTGCTCGGCCATTTCGTGCCATTCGGGGCCCATGCAATTCAGCCCAACCGCGCACTCAGAAATCGCAGGGAAGAGCGACAAGAGGCGTGCAATAGGCAAGAAATACATTCTAATGAACAATTGGTAAACTATAGGGGCGGCCTGGACTACACGCACTTTCTCCTTATCAGAAAGAGTAGGCTCGTCCTTAAAGAAAGCCTTGAAAATAAAATGATTCCTCTCGCCAGCATAATAATTATCCTTACACTTGTCAAAGTGCTCCCAGAACTTAGGATCGATGTCCATGGGGCACTGGTGGTCGGGATGATCCAAAGGATCGAGCGCATGCATGTGCTTTCTCTTCTCACCACTGAGTGGATAGCCAATAGAGGTGCTTGGTGGGATTTTATCGACAAATTTCTTGCCATCTATCCCGCACACTGTTTCGACTCGTGTGAGAGGCCGGGTGTCGGCCAATAGAGAGGGGAATTTCCTCAGAGTGCGCACTAGACCAAAAAGATAGTCATCATACGCCGCACTGAGAACAGATCCTTCCACACCAAACGAAGGGCGCGATGAATGTTGGAGGGATTCAAGCCAGTGGTCCTTCTTATTGAATTGCGGAGGACCCCATTTATTGGAGACTCCACATATCTTCTCCACAGTGGGAGAAATAGAAGTTGTAACTACTTTCGAACGATACGTGGCGCGTCCAGTACAAGACCCGTAAGGGATAATATTTGGAACACCATCGGTTTTATCTAAGCGTCGCACGGGACTACGGTCATGTATGTGCGGACCTTGGAAGAATTGCACTTCATATAAGGATGGGGGCAAACAACCATCGGCTGCGGCCAAGAGAACACCCTTCTTCTCACGTAGCGCTTTCATTGCGGAGGATAGTTGTTGTTGAGT